CATTGGAGGGCATGGCTTCGACACAAGGGCATGGATAGGCACCCTCGCCCATTGCGCCCCACAGGCCGCCATAACGCTAAACATGGGTACCCGTGCAGGTTCGGCGCGAAACCCGAAGATAGTGCAGGGGGTAAACTCCCCGCTGCCCGTCTGGTGGTCATATAGGAATTCGTTGCGGATGTACGCCGGGGTGTACGGCGTGTCTACCATAAAGGTCACAGTAGTCCCTCTCGGTTGAGTTGTGCGAGGGTTCGCGCCATACCTTCAAGGTGCAGCAAGCGCACATAGTCGCGGTCAAGGTCGGTATGCGCTCGACGGTCGATGGCATCGTGGCACGCGCTACAGGCCCATGCGCCAAGGATGTCGGGCGACTTCATGCCTATGCCGGAGACTCCGGCAAGCCGGTAGTGCGCCAGCACGGTTGTCTCGCTGTTGTGGTTGCAAACCTCGGGGATACGCACCATGCAGCCTCGCCCTCGGGCTTCTTTACGCAGGTTCATACGCAGGCTCCGGTATCACGATATTCATATCGTGGCACTTGGTTTCAAGAAACATCAGGTATTCGCTGAACTCTTGTTTGGTAAGCGCAGAGGAACGCTTGAGCGGTCGCAGGCGCTTACGCCCAAACCCTTCCAATGTCTCCCATCCAAAACACTCGCCCAAAAAGTAATCGTGCAGGTCGTCGCGCTGCCATCCGCGCAACGCCTCGCCACCGCCCTCAAGGATGGACGGGTACACCACGCCCCACAGGAACTTGTTCTGTTGGTTGGTGCGCGGCTTCTTCCACTCCGTAACCTCGACCGCCCATGTTTTGAGCGGGTCAAGGTTAGACACCATCCGCGTTACGACAGATGCCATAGCGTCGGGTCTGGTGCCTCGCGGGAAGATGCGTTTCATCGCTCGGATGCCCTCACCCGTCCAGCCCATTGCTTCCATTCGTGGGCATATTCGACATTCTGGTATTCATCGAACCACGGGCCACCCTCGGTGAAATGCACGCAAGTCGGGTCAGGAACCTGCGCCCGTGTGTGCCAACCCTCCAAGTAGTTGAAGGTCGGCGGCAACGCACCAATGTGCCGGTCGTTTACCCACATAAATCTGTGCAGATACATCCCGGTTTCGCTGTTCACGATTTCGGGTGTCAGCCCACCCATTGACGGATGGCTGCAATTGAACCACATAAACGACGACCAGTTTTTGCGCGGGTATTGGCGCTGTACCTGCCCGTCCATCTTTGTCAGGGATGTGGGCTTGTAGTCGTGTTGGACACACCACACGGCAACATCAGGATTGTTGAAGTCGAGCAACGGCTTCAGACTGTGCCGCACTAGAAAGTCACAGTCCATGAACAAAGCATTGCCTCTGAAGTTGCAGAGCGCAGGCACAAGGAACCGGCTGAAACTAAACTCCGTGGATGAAAACGGGTCTGGTTCGCGCCAGTACATCCCCATCTCACGGAGGTCATCTAGTCGAAGCGCGACAACCTCTGCCTCCATGTGTTCCAGAATGGACGCACGAGCCACCTCGTATGCGATGTCCTCGCGGCTATCGTATCCGATGAAGATTTTCAAAACGGCAAATCCTCATCGTCGTTAAACTTCTCGGGGTTTTGCTCTGCCATCGTTTTAGGACGCGCAGCCTGCTTCGGCTCGAACTTGAGGGACATGAAGGCATCGCCGGTTTTACTGCTGCGCTTAATCCACGCGCTGATGTTGAGGTCGATATTGTTAAGAACGGCAGAGCCGCGATAATCGGGGGCTTTTTCGTTGCCGCGCTTATCGTTCTTAAACAAAACGCCACGGTTGTTGTTGTCATACTGCTTGTTCACAGGGTCACCTTTTCCAGTTTGTTAAGTTTGTCGTCCAACTCTTGCAGGAAAATGGTCACTTCCTGCTCAAGCATCTTGATGTAGTCGTCATCACGCGGGACGCGCACGACTAACAGTTGCAGCCGCTCGGGAAGACGCGGGTCGAAGGATGCGAAGTCGCACCACGGCTTACCGGCACACGCCATCTGCCATTGCATCTGCGTCACATACTTCTGCGGCGGCTTGCCGTCGAAGATGTATTCCAGATGAGTAGCGGTGTTCGGGCATTTGATTTCTACTAAACCCTCCTCGGCAAACCCGTCAGGGCTGGCACCAGACATCGCAACGGTCGGGTGGTCAATGAAGCCTACCTCCTCAACCAGTATCCCGGTCTTGGCGGCGTAGGCGGCTTTGGCGTTCGGCTCCTGCTCCGTCCCCCATTCCATCGCTGCATTGCTGAACGAGGATGCCTTCTGACCCGTCAGGCGCTCAACCACAAGGTCAGCCATATAATTAGCGCGACCTGCGCCATAGCCGGTCTTGGTCTTGGCAATGACATCCGCAACGCGGGAGGCTGTGACCTTGCCAAGCCTTGCCGCAAACCAGTCGTCTGTACGCTGTTCCATCATATTTTTAATACCTTTTCAATAAATGATGCTGTCAATGGAACTTGTCCATCCGGTAATTCTTCGTACAAATCACAACGGTCGTATGCGAAAACGGGTTGTCGTTTTGCTTTCATATATGGCGGCCAAGCAAACCCGCAAAATCCTTTGTCATCGTTTTTCTCGATATAGAAAATGCAATTTCCGCAACACCGTTCCCCTCGATGTTTGTTCACGCCGCACCCCCGTCGCTCAACTGCTTCTTGCGTGCGCTGAACGCATCCATGTGCGCTGCGCGGATGGCGGGGTCAAGTGATTTGAACAAGGTAACAAGCGCAGCCGCGTCAGTCACAGACGCAATCTGCGCCAGCACCTCGGGGTTAGGCTCGACCTTCTCCGACTCTGGCAAGTCCTCGCCTGCATAGATGTAAAGCCCAAGCCCGTGCATGGCGATGGTTTTTGTAAGACAACGCATGATGGCGCTATTCACGGCAAACGCATCGGGGTTGACGATTGCCCGGTTCCGGTTGTCCATCACCGGCAGGACGCAAGTCTTGGTGTCACCCTTCACCTCGACCGACACCTTGACCATAGCGGTGCCGTCCGGCAGGAACATCGCAGGGCGGTCGGCCCATTCGTGCGCGTTCCACCACGCGCCGGGGTCGAGTTTCAGCACTTCAGCCCACGCCCACGCCCACGACAAATAAGACAGGTTGCCTTTTTTTTCGATGTGGTCGTTTACATTAATTTTTAGAAGGTCTGACATTTGCTTTCCTCAATCATTTGTTTAAGTTCGCGCCGCAGTTCGTTGTGGCGGTCGATATCGGCTTGCGTCCAAGTGAGGATGACCGGCTCGGTGTAGTACCGATGTTCCTCGCACTCGCGTTGCTGTTGCCAGTCGTCCATTAAAAAGTCCTCACAGCAAGCCACACTAGAGCGGCAAACATGACAAACGAAAACAGGTACAGGCCAACGGTTTTCATACTGTTGCCCTCGCCATCTGTAGGGCTTGGAACATCAGCCGTTGGTTGGTTCGAGCGCAGGTAACAAACGCTGCGCGGATGTCTGCGTGCGCTCTTGCGTGCTTCATCGCAAGGTCACGGGCTGCTCTGGATTCACCTGCTGCGATTGCCCAGCGAATTGTTGGGGGCAGGTGTTGGGGGATGGGTCGCATATCTGTTGCTCCGGTTGCCGGTCGTTTGTGACCGTGGAGCCATGATGCGCTTGCTGTTAACCGATGTCAACAGCCTCTTGCATTTATTTTTACCATCGTTAACTTACCGCTTCATGGACATCCAAGCCGCCCTAGCCGTCGCAGGTAGCAAAGCCGCCCTAGCCCGTAAACTGGGAGTTAGCCGACCGGCTGTAAGCAGGTGGGTCAAGGCAGGGAAACTGCCTGCTATGCGGGTATGGCAATGGAAGGCGCTAGAAGCCGTCACCCCGCCGATTACAGCCGATTCTACGCCTACCCCCGGCTGACCCCTATGGTCAGCCCAGAAGCCGCCAAAATTGCTTACGACAAGGCGTGGGCTGTATTCAAGGCATGGCCTGCGACTGACTGGAGCGAAGCCCGGATAAAGGCTTTCAAGGCGGCTACTGGCGCTTGGCGCGTTTACCTTAAAGCCGTTAAGCGCATTAGACCCCAGAAACGACAAACCCCCTGAACGGGGGCTTGACGCGGGCGGGGGAATGCCCTTACGCTTGAGATGCTGTTCTCGCGTGATGGTTAATTTACATGGCTGTTCTAGTCGTGTCAAACACCCCACCACGCGACCCCTTGATACGGGCATCTGTCACCGGCGGGGTGGGTGCAATCCCCACATGATGTTCAATCATCGACCAGACACCGGATACCACGGTCTGGCGGGTCTAACAACCGCGTCCATACGGGCATAGGTTGGACTCTCTTGGCTCCCAATGTTCTTGGGGGTTAGGGGGGTCCTTTCCCGGTCCTCCGAGCATGGGTCTTACGAAACAATCCTACAGAGTTAAATCTTAAATCCTAGAAGCCTGAACTAAAGTTGTTGCATTAACCTCCGTGAACAGTTACGCTTGTTCCTACCAACCACAGAGAGGTTTTTATGCACGAACTAGACGAAGCGGCTTGGGAGCAATGGGTGGCTTACCGCAAAGCCATTCGCAAAACCATCAAACCCGCATCCGAACACGCGATGAAACTCAAATTGTCGCGTTTCGGTGCTGACCAGCAGGCGGTCGTTGACCAGTCAATTGCAGGTCAGTATCAGGGTCTGTTTGAACTGCATAAAAAAGCCGCACCTCGACTTGGCGAGAAGGTCGAGAAAACCGACAAGCAACGCGCTGCAGATGTCGCCCGTCACGCTGAACAAGATGCGTGGAATGCAAGGGGTTGGGACAAGTTGGAGCCGACTCCGCTGAACCGTCTCAAACTCTGTGAGGCATATCTTGCTCGATTAACCATCAGCCCTGATGCGGATGCGTTGGAGCGTCTGCGGGACTCGACCGCCGCCGCGTTGCGGTCAGCCGATGCAGCCGAGGTGCTGGGTCACCCGCACCTGATGTCGATGGTTCGCCAACTCTTTGGTGAACGCGGTCTGAACAAACTCAAAAAGCGAGAGGTGCAATCGTGAAGTTAACAACGAACGATATGTGGGATGCGTTGAAGGCGTACCAAGTACAGGCAAACGCCGACGGGCATGGCAAGTCGTGGCAGACAGCGTGCCAAACAAAAACCGTAGCCGACATGGACGCTGCAATCGAGGATTCGAGTGAACGGATGCAGGAAGCCGACCCCGATTACGAGTTGTTTGGTGGTCGCCCGAACGACGATTACGAGCGGATGTATACCGCAGGCGAGGCGATGATTAACGCTGTATATGTGATGCAGTCGGATGTTTCGCAGCAGGAAAACATCACGATGGCGATTCGACTCATCGAAAAGGCGCAGGAGATAGGAACATGAGCATTAACGCCATGCTGTGGGCGCAAGAGGTGAAGCCGTGACCGACAACATCACCCTGCCCCGCGCTGTGGCTTTTGAGATGCTAGAGGCGTCGATTTGCGGCGAACACATCGGCAATTTCTACGCCGCCCTCTACGCCGCGCTCGCGGCTCCGGAGCCGGAGCCAACCGTCAAGGAATCCTTGACTGTTGACGCCAAGCGGGAGCCTGCGACGAGGGAGCAAATTGCGGAGGCGTACATAAAACCTGACATCGACGGACGATGGCGGGACTTTGAGTTAGGCTTCCGCGCCGCCGAGAAGTTCTACGGAATTACGAAGGAGGACACATGACACGCGAGGACATCATCCGCATGGCGCGGGAGGCGGGATTCCCTGACTACGCTATGGGGCTAGCAAGCGAAGACGCTTGGCAGAAAACTGAACTCTTCGCCGCCCTCGTCGCCGCAGCCGAGCGGGAGGCGTGTGCGAAGATTGCCGACAGCCAGATAAACAACACCGCCATCTTGTTGGTCAACCCCGGCAAATCTGCCGCAGCATGGGACATCGCTAACGCCATCCGTGCGAGGGGGAGCAAGTGACACGCACTTGTAAGCAATGCGGTCAGAAGTTCTTCGGCGCGTCGAGCATCCTCCAGCATCGCAGCGGTGCTTGCGGTGGCGAGGAACTACTGAAGTCTCGCGGTTGGGTTAAGACCCGCGCAGGATGGGTATCACCACAACGCGCCATGTTCGACGCAAAACGCCGTGGAGTTTGAGCGGCTGATGAAAAACCGGGATGCGCCGCATATTGATTACGGCGCATTCCTCGGGTTGCTGCCAAACAACCCAAAAGCCTGCCCGTGCAATATCGACGGCATCATCGAGCGTAAGGGAAAGTTTCTCGTACTAGAATGGAAGCGCGAGGGTGAGGGGATGTCCGAAGGGCTGCGCCGCACCTTGCAGGCACTTGCTGCCACGCCAAACTTCCAAGTGTGGGTGGTGCGCGGGGATACGGACGAGGGGCTACGGATAGCGCGGTTTTTCTTCGTGCCGCCGCAGGGCAAAGCAATGCTGCTTGGGGAAGGCGTGGAGGAATTTGTACGCGCCTACAAACTCTGGTACGAATGGGCTGACGGGTCTTTCTGATGCGCTACGCCGCACGCCGAGATGCCAACGATGCCGCCATCACCGCAGCCGTCAGGGCGGTAGGATTTACGGTTTACGACTTGGGACAGGCAGGTCAAGGCGTACCCGACAAACTGGTGACCGCCCCCGGCTTCGCGGCGTTCCTCGAAATCAAGACCCCGAAGGGCAAATTGCGAAGGGGTCAGGAACGCTTCCAGAGCGCGTTTGAGCCTCTGGGGATGTGGTACCTCGCCCGTGACCCTGCCGAGACGGTTGCGTGGCTTCAGGCGCGGCTAACGACGACCCAGAAGCCTTGACCCATGAGTTGATGGTGCTGGAGGTGGTGGATGTGGAACCGCTCACAGAGGCGGGGGAGCCACCAACGGGCAGGCTCTTGGATGAGGTGGGCGTTGCGCCCGTCCGATAGGGTCTTGCCAGCCGCCCCCGTGTGGACGCTGAAGAAACCCAATTTCGGCATGATACGAACGAGGTCATCCAGCACAGCGTCGAGCCGGTCAGGTTCGATGTGTTCCAGCACATCAATGCAGCAAACCATATCGGCTTCCTGCGGGTCGCCGTACTCTGGAAAGGCTGGGTCATAGGGTCGGTAATCAATCGAGATACCCGCAGGCTCAAGGGCGCGTTGCAGGTTCTTCTTGCCAGCACCGTAGTCGGACAACGACTTGATGCCGTTATCCACGATTAACTTTGCAACGATGGGCGCAAAGGCGATGGAAGCCACGCCATAGTTGGGATTGGTGTGCAGTTCAACCTGCTGGGCGCGGTACTCGTCGGAGATAGTAGTCATGCTTGCAACTCTCTGTGGGAGGAGTAGCATTATCGTACCATAGGGGGCAGTAATGGCTTCTCACGAAAAAAACGCGGCTTTGTTTGTCGGAACGATGCTTCACAGCGCGACCGTCACGCACCTTCAGCACTTTTCTACAAAGAGTTACGCGCAGCACAAAGCCCTACAGAAATACTACGAGGCTATCCCTGACCTTGTAGACGCATACACAGAGGCGTATCAAGGACGCTACGGCATCATCACGGGCTACGATGTCGAGTTCCACAAGAACAGCAACTCGAAGGCGTATGTGAAGTCGCTGCTGACCTTCCTCGACGAAATCAAAGGCTCACTCCCGAAAGACTCCGACCTTGTTAACTTGTTTGACGCGGTTGTGGATGGCGTGACGAGCCTCAAGTACAAACTCGAAAACCTCGAATAATGGCGAAGAAAGCGGAACCGTCACGGGTTGCTGCCGCGCTGCAATACCTCCAGCAGATGCGCGACCGTGCCGCTGACTTCGGTGGCGGGGTAGTCGATACCCTCGCAGACCGCGCACGGGATGTCGGTGGACTTGCCTACGAAGCCTTTACGAGCGACCCCAACATCGGGCGCATGACGACGGCAGAGTACGCCCAAGCCGCCGACCGCCCAACCCCTCGCTTAGACCAAGCCGCCCAAGACCTCGGTACCATCGGCAAGGCAATCGTTACGCAGCCGGTTCAGACGGGCAAGGCTCTCGTACAAGGCGAGGTTGAACGCGCACGGCAGGCGATGACCAGCCCCCGCGCTGCCGGTGAGTATGCAGGGTCGATGGTTGACCCCATGCGGATAGCCGCCGCGCTACGCAAAACCGCCCCCATCGCTGAACTTGATGTCTACCACGGCACCCCGCATCGGTTCCCCGAAACGGAGGCCAACCCGCTGGGCGAGTTTAACGCTAGCAAGATTGGCACAGGTGAGGGGGAGCAGGCTTTCGGGTATGGAATTTACCTTGCTGAAAGCCCCAGCGTAGCGCAACACTACTCAACGGGGGGTGGTGGATTTGTGCCGGTTCAGGGCAAAGACAATGTGTATTTTAATGGTCAATGGGTGCAAGACTTTTCCGACAAAAAATCGCCAGAAGGATTGGCAAAATATGCAATGAGTCAATCGTCCACCGGCACGACTATTAAAGAAAAAACAGAAACATTGAACAAAATTGGCAGAAAAGATGCTGCTGATTGGTTAGAAAAAAACGCTGACAAATTTAATCAATCAAAGGGCAACCTTTACACCGCCGACCTCCCCGACGAGATGATAGACCGTATGCTCGATTGGGAAAAACCGTTAAGTGAGCAATCAGAGTTTGTAAAAGCCGCTATACGCGCCATGCCAAATGCGCCTGACGAAAGCAAATGGAAAAATTGGACGGGAGAATATTTGTATCGAATTCATCTTCAGCGCGGCGGAAGAGAATCACCAGAAAAACCGTTGAAAGTTACAGCATCGGAAAAATTACAAAACGCTAGTATCCCCGGCATCAAGTACCTAGACGCAGGTAGTCGTAGTCGCGGATTGAGCGCCACCGGAACCCGCAACTTCGTCGTATTCCCCGGTGAGGAAAAGAAGGTCAAGATACTGGAGCGCAAGTAAGTTAACCCAAGACAACAGCGGCAAAGATAGTTTCATTAGATAAACAATCAAGATATATTAACCCCGGTATGCCAGCAGGAAGACCCAAAGGAAGTCCAAACAAGTCAACCCAAGCAGCGAGGGAGGCCATCTCTCGTTTCGTAGATGGCAACGCAGACCGTTTGCAAGGCTGGCTCGACGAGATACACCAAGAGAAGGGCGCAGAGGCGGCGTTTAAGTGCTTCAGCGACCTACTCGAATACCATGTGCCTAAACTCGCACGGCACGAACACAGCGGCCCAGACGGCAGCAAGATTGAGATTGAAGCGACTTGGGGCAAGCCCGAGTGAAGCAGCGGGTAGAACTCCCGTATCGCCCTAGACGGGCTTTCATGCCGTTCCACGACCGCACAAAGCGGTGGGCCTGCCTCGTCGCGCATCGGCGTGCTGGCAAGACTGTCGCAGCGGTTAACGACATCATCCGCGCAGCCTTTATGTACCGGGGGCCGAATGGCCTTTTCGGGTATGTCGCCCCATACCAGAACCAAGCACGCCGCATTGCGTGGGACTACTTCAAGCACTACGCCCAGCCGCTCATCAAAGATGCAAACGAAGCGCAAATGACCCTGACGCTGGTTAACGGCGCAAAGATAGGACTGTTTGGAGCCGACAACGCAGACGCAATGCGCGGCCTTGGGTTCAGCGGCCTGTACCTCGATGAATACGGTGACTTCAAGCCGAGCGTGTTTGGAAGCGTGTTGAGAGCCGCCCTCGCTGACAAGGGCGGATGGTGCGTTTTTGCAGGCACTCCGAAGGGACGCAATCAGTTCTACGACATCTACCAGACAGCCCAACGCCTGCCCGACGAATGGTTCCTGTTGCGCCTACCTGCCAGCGAGTCAGGGCTGCTGCCCCAAAGCGAACTTAACGCAGCGAAAGCCCAACTGTCAGAAGACCAATACCTCCAAGAGTTCGAGTGCAGTTTCGAAGCAGCCATTATCGGTGCGTTTTTTGGCACAGAGATGCGACAGGCAGAGCCGCGTATTAACGAGCGTGTAGTCTTTACGGAGGGGTATCCGGTACACACAGCATGGGACTTGGGCTACCGCGATGACACCGCAATATGGTGGTATCAGGTCGTGGGCGGCGAGGTGCGCGTTATCGACTTCTACGCAGTCTCGGGTGCAGACATCCGCGCCATTGCGGAGGTAGTCGTTAACAAAGGTTACACCTACGGCAAGCATTACCTGCCGCATGACGCACGCGCCAAGAGCCTACAGACGGGGCGCAGCATCGTAGAACAGTTGGCTGACCACCTCGGCATCAACCATTTGTCTGTGGTGCCAAACATCGGCTTGCAGGATGGAATCCAAGCAATTCGCCAGATGTTGCCCCGAACTTGGTTCAATTCCGTAAAATGTGGCGACGGAATAGAGGCTTTACGCCAGTATCAACGAGAGTATGATGAGGACAAGAAAGCGTTCAGGGCATCACCCCGACACGATTGGACATCACACCCTGCCGACGCTTTCCGTATGTTAGCCGTTGCGTGGAGGGCTGAACCGTCCGCGCAGAGGCCGTTAGAGAGCAAGACCTTGATTGTTGGGCCACAGAATGAGGTCACGCTAAACGATATGTGGCAGGTTCACGAGCGTAGCGTCTCAAGGAGGGCGCGAATATGAGTGGCGTAAATCTTCCGTATCAATACCCCTACGAGACGGTCGCCGTTTCGCAGACCGCGCA